CGTATTCCAAAACGTGTATTTAATTGGTCTGAATACAAAGCTCATTGAATATGTCTTTCATTTGGTCAATAGATCTATCTCGCAGATAAAACGGACTCTGCTCGAATGACTCACGATATCGATTCTGCATAAAGTTTTTATTCCATGCAGCGTCTGTGTCTTTACCACAATTAGTTTTAAGTCCAAACCAATACGCGCGAACTGCAGGTTCAGTTAGGACTAAATGTGGATGTTCATTGCCAATCCATTGCAACCCAAACTTATCAATCCAAATACGATCATGGGTACGTCTCATATGTGTAGTGTCTGCCATGCGGAGGGCTTGCCACGTTTTATTGATTAGGTTAAACCGTCGCACGAATACATCTATTGTCTTGTTGTCAATCTCCCATCCATGACGAGTATTCATGGTGAGGAAAATGATTTCTTGAGTGATGCCAGCGAGTTCTTCACGAACGATGTTAGGACATTTGGTTGTGTCGTATGTAAGTGCCATTATATTTTATTTCCTAGTAATTGATGATTGACGAGTGCTTCGTTGTAACCTTTGATCCAGATTAAGGCTTCCTTCCAACTAGATGCGTGTTGTTCATGTGGACATGCATGGAAATGTGTATACATACCTTTAGGTGCAAACTTAATGTGCTTTATTCCATCACCACAGTCATACACAAACATATCAAGGTTGCTCCATTTGAGATACTCTGCTACTCGTTTTTTAGTTGTCATAATAAACTCTTTCTGTGCGTTGTCAGTGAGACGCACCCCTCACATATTTGTTACTTGACGAGAGTAATTTTGTCTGAATTGTCACGGTCAGCTGATGCTGTTATCTTGTCAAACAACTTCATTGACTTGGCTACTTGTTGCCAGAAATCAAAGTCGATTGCAGGTATTGGTGTCTGCTCGATTACCAAACGGAACCCTTCAATTGCTTCATCGATTTGATCATTAAGTGTTACAGCTGTAATAGTCAAATTAAACGTTGCCTCTTTGTTTGCACTTGGTTGTATCAATGAGTCAGTATTACTTGCTTCATATGCACTGTATGTGACTGTAACTTTAGCGGTTGGTACAGGAAGAGCCACCAATTCTTGTGTAGCAATATCCATGCGCAACGTATATCGCATTTTGAGGCGATGACCATTGATAGTCATGTCAGATTCATAACTGGTTGTGTTGTAGTGTTCGTACGAACTAAGTCTGCCATCGTTCAGCTTGTCAACTGCCTTGACAATGTTCGAGCGGAAATAATCGGTGTAAAGGTTAACTGTAGACATAATAGAAACTCTTTCTGTGCGTTGTTAGTGAGACGCACCCCTCACATAAAACATTAGATAGCGATCTTAGCTTCGGTGAAACTCTTAAGGTTACACTCTTTTGTTAGGTAGGTAATGATCTTGTCACAATCATCTTGTTCAAGATTCAATAACACCTCAGACATATCGAGTAACACCCAGTTAACATCGTCTGATTTGTCATTAAAGATTTCCCACATATGATCATAATGATCTTTGGTTATCAGGTTTTCTTCGAGTAGTTCTTCAAGAACTAGCGAACCCATTACAACATCCCAATCGCATTTCATTTTAGATCTCTATAACCTCCCATCCATTAGGTGTGTAAGTGAAACGATCAGCACCATATACAACAATGTGCGCCATGTAATCACGATACTTTTGTCGCTCTTCAGGTGTTGGTTCTGATGCGCACCAGTCGTTAAAACGAGCACGACTATCAATCTGCGGAAGATGTGTTTCGCAAAATGCTTTAAGTTCATGCTTGAATTTCTTGGCATATGGGTCAAGGAAGGAGTCACATGCAGTTAGTTCCTCTTCGCCACGTGCATGGATAAGACGACGCATTCCATCGCCCGGATGAAGATGTAACCAAGCGTACTTGGCTAACATAATCAGGTAATTCTCTACTCTTGGCTCGTGCACTTCGGTTGTCATTAACTCAGTTCCTTTCGCAGTTCTGCTGCTTTTCGTTCGTTGTACGTTCTTTTGAACTCCCACAGGATATCGATGTTATCTGTTTGTGGCAGTTCGTCTTCAAACTTACTGCGCAGTTTCTTGGGCAAAAACATGTTTGTCATCTCGTTGAGCAACACCATGTCGTTGACCCATTTCCAAAACTGGATCTTCTTATCTTCACTTGTCATTGTTGTACTCCTGTAAAAGTAGTGTCTCTACATCTGTCAACCAGTAGTTAGTTGAGTCTGGTGCTGAGCACCAAACAAACTCCTCGTTGAATGACGGTGACGAGACGAACACCGTCACTTCGTTGTCTTGTCGGACGATCAAATCAATGGTCGCACGTGATATTTGATATGGCCTATCTTTGCCACAGTGGATTTGAATAGTGGCATGATAACGCTTGCGTCCATCAATGTATTGGTTGTTGATGGTTGAACGTTGTACATTCACTTCATCAAACTTCTCGTTGTACTTCCCTTGTAGGGATTCAACCAACAGCTTTACAAAGTCTGCTGGCCCAATAAACTGCTTACTCATTGTCTATTTCCTTTTGATACTTGCTTATGCTAGAGAAAAAATATCCTGCCAAGTACAAGACTGACAGGATGACTACACCGATGCAGAAGAAGAATAACGTCATAGTTCTTTCAACCTTTTATTACCAAGTGCTCGACCATATTCAGAGTTGGTCAGCTTTTTCTCCGCAGCGGGTAAAAGGCTGCGGTCCTTGCTACTTCGCAAGTCGATAGGCAATTCGTCAAGAATGCCTGACTTCCAACGACCGCGTGAGTCTTTTGATACACGGTCATACTTAACGCTGATTCGATTGTGGTCTGGGTTTACGTGGAGGTTTCCCTCCACGCTTACCACAGTGCCATAGAAGCCGGGCCGTCGTACTGAATGAACCCGATCTCCTAGTGCAAACTTATTCATTGGTTGTTTCACCCTTTCGTGCCACGTTGCGGAACGTGTTGTAGATAAGCGTCACATCACGTTGACTTGGCTGTGTAGCCGTCCAAAACTTGTCAATCAACCGCTTGCGTGTGTCAGGCTTGCCAAGATAAGTAAGGAATGTTGGGCGTGACACTCCACATAGAGTCGCCATTCGATTACTACTTACGTGCTGGCTATACCGACACAACTCAAACCATCTTTCCTTTGTCTGTGCCATTGGGTCAATCAGTGGCTCGATGACACCAAGCTTGACGAGACGGTCTTGCTCTTTCTTTGAGAGCAAGTGAACTGAAACGGATTGTTGTGTATTCATACTGAACTCCTTGGGTCATTTGTATTATAAGTATTACATTGATTGTTATTCAATATAATGAGGGGGGTAATATCTGACCCCTCCCCCCTGTAAAAATTGGAGGGGTATAAAATTTAACCCCTCCCACTACGACTAGCTTGCGTTGGCGAGATAATGCTTTCGCTCAACATCTTGCCACGACCCATCAAGGCGATAGAGTCTGATATTTTGGTTATCGTCGAGTCCATGCACACTTGTGAACTTGGGGTATGCATGGTTTCCCGTGGCTTCAAAGTAATCTTTGGCTACACGGTCAGCATGATCAGGGTCTTCAAAGAGGAGAACCCAGATACCGTCGTTGTCATCAGCATGGACAACGAACGTGCCTTCTTTGTGCTCTGATTCGATGTGTGTCTCATCTGATAGAGACGATACTACTTCATGGTTGGTGAGACCACCGCCCTCTGTGAAGAGGGCAAACAAATGAACGAAATACTCTGTCATTACTTAACTCCTTACTTCATTACCATTGCAGCGATAAACATTACGATGAGAATGCCATTGATAATAATGGCAATCTTGTTGTCGCGTTCTTCTTTTTTTGTGGGTTGCCGATACTTCATCTTGTACTCCTATGTTTCTGTATGTTGTGCAAGTACTGACGTACATTGCGGTTGGAGCGATTGACTACAATCTCACAATCATCTGTGTCATGTGACCAGTATGCGATGTTGCCTGTTGTGTCTTGAATGGTGATGTATGTTACGTGTGTCTTGTTACTCAAGGTGTAGACCTTGGCATTAAGCATCTTTGCTATATCTTGCATCACTCTGAGTGCAAGATGTGGTGAACGAATAACCATAATTAAACTCCTGTAAATAAAAAAAAGAGAGAGGGCTTGCGCCCTCTCCGTTAGATAGGCTCGAAGTTGAGCTTGTCTCCTTTCCTCCAAGCTTTGCACCGCTCTCTGTGCTGATTCAGCCAGTTACTGGCGATGATTTCGTATGCTGCTTTGTCTTCTTGGCTGACAGGCCCAGCACTGCGCATTGACATAAGTTGTCCGACATTCACGTAGTCGATGAACGTAACGCCTTCAACATTACACTCAGCACGACCGAGCATATCCCAAGCATCGCGAGAACTAGCATTGGGGTCACGCTCGAACTGGTAGTGGAAGTCTTCAGGATCCATAGGACACACGACTTCAGTGACATAGTTGTCCTTGAAGGTACAAGCGAAGCCATCGATTGTCTCATAGTCGGGTACACACTTGAATGCATGGTCGTACCTTTCCAGCAATATCGCTCCAAGTACATGGAGCCATTGACCACGCTCACCACTGTCGCTGATGCTTGCATGATAGTCACCGTCACCAAAGATGTACGTGGTGAAGTAGCCACGTGCGAGTGTTGTTGCCAACAGTTGACGTTTTCCGTGAGCCACAAGCTTGTCCTTGAACGTAGACAGTTCATACTTCACATAGAGAATCTGACTCAAGTCTTTCTTTTCCAACATAATCGAACTCCTTTAAAAAAAGAAAAGGGAGGCTTGCGCCTCCCAACCAAACATTACATCCACGTTAGGGTAGCATCGACGAACTCGTCGAATGTACACGCCTCCGGATTAAATTGGGCTGTCTGCCGGTGTGGCAAGAACCATCCCAACTGGAAGTGGAACTCATAACCACCGATGAAACCAATCTCAACCCACCGACGACGACCGTTGACTACACGCCAACCTTTGATGACTGTCATTTCTTTTCTCCTCCAACAGTAAAACCCATAGCGATAGCCAACTCACGGCTAAGGAAAATCTCAACACGACGACCCTTGCGGTCGAACCCAACCAACAACGCTGTCCATGACGCATCCTCGTGGCAATCGAGGTCGATGGGCATAATACACGTCAACAGTGACGGTACGTTGCGCCATGTACTAGGCACATTCTCTTGCGTAATGAAGTTGAGTCGCACTTGATTCAACTTGATTACTGCCTTCTTGTCCTCATCGTTCACAAAGATAGGCTTCGTTTCATGGGTGGTGAGATAATGCATGAGTGGGTTCCACATAACTAAACTCCTTGAAGAAAAAAAAGAAGAGGGCTTGCGCCCTCCGTACTAGTGGCGAGTAACCTCGTTGTTCACATAGATGTCGTGGCGAATAGCTTCCATCTCTGCCTGATGCTGACGCTCAAGCTCGATCTCGTGCTTCTTGCTAACCTCAACAAAGATAGAACCAACGAATACCAACATAACCAACATGATTGCCATGTAGTGTTGCTCAGGCTTGATGCCCTTGAATACCAACTTGACGAAAGCGATAAGACGAATCACGAATGTAACAAAAGACTTCATAATAACTAACTCCTAAAAAAAATAACCACGAATGCATTCCGTGGTTTGTAGATTAAAAAATCCTACCCGGCATTGTGTACCGGGTAGGAGTGGGGCTTTACAGCCCCTTGCGAACCGAGCGGTAACCGCTCCGCATAGCCGACAGTTGCTTGTCGGACTCCTTCACAACGGTCTCGATACGAGAACCATTGTGCTGTGCAATGAACACTGACCAGTCCATCAAGTCTTCCTCTGGTGCAATGTGGCGAAGACATTCGATAAAGAACTTGTCGATTGCTTCCTTGGATGCTTCAGTCGAAGAATGACCCATGCGAATCATTGCATCGTTTTTATTGGCAAAAGCCTTGACCGATGATAGTTGATGATTCGATAATGTCAAGCCTTCAGCCTCAATCTCAGCGATGATAGCCAAAGCGTAAGCGGTGATAACTTTTTCCGAGCGTGTAAACGTTGCCATAATAGACTCCCATAATAAAACATAACATTGTGCAATAAACGAAAACGGCAGATAACAGAATATTGCACGTTTTCTGTTATCTGCCGACTAGCAGGGAGCGAACTGTACGCTACCTACACACATGGAGTCTGGCTGGAAACACTTTGCTTAGATAGCCCATGGCCCGGTAGGGGCTAAGCCACCCACCCAGCAACCCCCTACCCTCGTCCACTCGCTTAGTATGTGACTCCGACGGATATATTCTCTCAGCTCTACTATATATTTCTCCCATCGGAGAACATCATTTACCCGCGTAGAAAAATGGGTCCCATGCAATTGTGGTACTATATGTTATACATATATTGAGGTGTGCTATGTTCTTATTGACGCAGGGTAATGACAGTGAAGTAACTGTGCAGCAGAGTGCCAAGCATGGCTATTCCGTGACTGTAAAGCGCAAGGATGACGGCAACGTGCCTGAGTATCAGACTGGCCTATCGTTAGTTGAGGCTGCGCAGCATTGTGCTAACCTCCGTAACGACGGCGTTAAGTTGCCAGCGCGGTTCGTTATTGACTTTCTGATGATGGCGCTGGATAGCATTGTGACCACGATTGATGGCGAGGATGTGGAGTAGTGGATCGCCTTGAAATTGTTTATTGCGGTAGTAGCTCTAGTGAGCATCTATTCGATCCACATCGCGCTACAAAACAAGCGTCAGGAATAGACATACAGTACATCGCTGATAGGACTATGCCTGTTCGTCCAGACCAAACTGTGTTAGTACCTACGGGCATGAAAATCAAGCTACACGAGGGTTTTGAGGCTCAGGTGCGTACTCGTAGCGGAATGGCATATAAACACGGCATTGTGGTCTTAAACAGCCCCGGTACGATTGATGCTGATTACACGGGTGAGATCAAAGTTATTATCAAGAACATGAGTTCTGATACGTTTGTATTTGTGCCCGGTATGCGGATTGCTCAACTTGTTATTGCGCCAGTGTGTATGTGTGAACCTGTAGTGGTTGAGACTGGGTCACTATTTGAGACTGAGCGTGGCTCTGGTGGATTTGGATCTACAGGAGTATAGTATGGCGTATTACAACAAAAGTGAACTCCAGCCCGTACATGCAGCTGACGCTTGGGATCTAGATAGGTATCTATTTACTGCTACTGCATACATTGCTAGGGCTGGTAAAAAAGATGGTTCCAAGTATGACGAGGATGTATTAAAGGCGCTTTGGTTTTTAGCATACGCAGTTACAAAGGATGCTAAGTACGCAGATACTGTCAAGAACGTATGTTATAGCCTTACGCCGGGAGCATGTAATGAAGAACGAGAAGCGACGGATACGTCCAATAAACTATCCGAGTATGTTGGTACTACGGCTGGATCCGGAAACGTTGATGAATATCGATCGATATGCAGGGTCAAGGAACCGGAGTTGGTTAGTGAGACAGGCGATACAGGAGTACCTCACGAATCCTATCCGGACAGGGTTAGGAGCTGGCTCAAAGGAGCAATAGAATAGTTTGTTTTCCTACTTAGCTCAGCGGTAGAGCGTTCGGCTGTTAACCGAATGGTCGCTGGTTCGATCCCAGCAGTAGGAGTATAATTTCTTAACCATGGTTTAGGAGGGCATTGATCATGCCACAAGACAAGAAGTTATCGTATAAAGATTACGTTGCTGGTAAAGGCAGTTATGACGACAAGTTTGCTGGAACAATCGGTCAGTATGACCCAGAAGGTTTCTATGATGGGAAGCGTAATTCTCGCGTAGAAGCTGGCGGACGACATGCTCAACGAAAAACCAATGAAGACTATGCGATGAATAAACGTGGCGCAATTGGCATGATGAAGCAATTAAGCTCAAGTCTTTCAGCGGCAAGAAACAATGAGAAAGCTGGTCGAGCAAAAGGCATGTCTGAAATAGATGCCATGAGTTATGGTACTCAAGCTGCCGAAAATAGTCGTCCTAGTTTTAATAGTAAGACAAGAGTAGCTAAACCATTATCCGCAGCAGCTGGAGCAAAAATGGTTTCAGCAATGTCTGGTAAATCTAATGGTACATTTAAAGGCGGATCGCCACGTTCTTCCATAAGCAAGAATCTTAAAATTAAATAACCGATTCCCCATGCATGAAAACGCACCGGGAAAATAATACCACCGTACGGTCCTTACTCTTTCTCCCGTATGGTGGTATTATTCTTTTGCCACCGAGAGGTGAGCATTTGAAAGGCCAGAAACCTCCTCTTCTTGCCCGTCAAATTCAAACTCTGCAAACAAGAAAGACCAGTCCGCCACACTGGTCTTTTTTGGCTATAATGCCTTATGGCTACAGCAACTAAACGAGATCCAGCTAAATGGAAACGCATCGTCGCTAGTGTAAAGGCAGGGACTAAAGGTGGTGATCCCGGTGAGTGGTCAGCACGTAAAGCACAACTTGCAACACAAAAATACAAGGCATCTGGTGGCTCATACGTAGGCCCAAAAACTAGTGACAATAGTCTGTCTAAATGGACTGATCAGAAATGGCGCACAAGTGATGGGACTCCTTCTAATGGAACCAAAAGATACTTGCCAGATAAAGCATGGGGTTCATTGTCTAAGAGCGAGATAGCTTCTACTAATCGAGCTAAAGCAGCTGGTAATAGAGCAGGTAAACAGTTTGTAGCGCAACCACGTACAGTTGCACAGAAGGCAGCGAGACATCGTTAATGTATGAATATGGCATTCGCTTTAAGCGCATCATCGACGGAGATACTTTCGTTTGCGACATTGATCTCGGTTTTGGTATTTGGCTTATGGATCAGCACTGTCGTCTCTTTGGCGTGGATACACCAGAGAAGAGCACTGCAGAAGGTAAAGCTGCTACGCATGCAGCAAAGGAATGGTTTGCCGTTAGACAGAATACAGCTGAACGATTTAGCATTGAGGTACTTCAAAAAGCAGATAAGTACGGACGACGATTAGTCAATGTAAAAACAGATAAGTCGCCAACTACACTCAACGTTGAGGTAATGAAATTACTTGGTACATATCAGTACTTTGGTGGCACTAAAAGAAAAGCAATTACAGCAACTGCAATAATAACAGAAGCCCCTCTGTGAAGGGGCTTCTAATTCGCTCGGTTTAAATGTCTCTGTGGCATGATGGGCGGACTTTTTAAACTATCATCGCGTCTTGTTTATATACTATCATGTAATACTTGGTGATACAATACGCTGTTAGCCCCGGTGGTGGAACGGTAGACACGACAGACTTAAAATCTGTTACCGCAAGGTGTACGGGTTCGAGTCCCGTCTGGGGCATGGAGGAAAGATGGCAGCCACACTCAAGTATATTCAACCAGACGCAGAAGAATTTATGATTCATCTCGCTCGTGTGTCGTCAGAGAATGAAGATAATCCTGATTACGTCAAGCTACTTAACTATTGTATGCGTAAAGAACACTGGTCTGTGTTTCAAATGGCTGATGTTGTTATGGAAATCTACACATCTAGGGCTATTGCTGCACAGATTTTGCGTCACAGAAGCTTCCACTTCCAAGAATTTAGTCAACGTTATGCAAATCCAAGCAAGATTGAGCTAGATTTGCCTGTTATGCGTCGTAAAGGTAGCACTAACCGTCAGAGTAGTTTACTTTTTGACGATCAAGAGACGCAATTTGAGATGGATAACAAGGCTCTTGCACCAATATTGGTTGCAATTAGAGCATATGACGACCTTGTGAAGTCAGGTGTTGCTTTAGAATCAGCAAGGATGGTGCTTCCGATGTGCGTTGGTACAAGGATGTACATGAAGGGTACTGTCAGAGACTGGTTGCATTACTGCAGAGTACGCATGGACAGCCATACACAACAGGAACATCGTGATATCGCTACCGATTGTTGGAATGTTTTATGCAAAGTACTTCCAAATACTACTCAAGCGTTTGAAAAATACCATTTAGGAGAAAAGAATGATTAATCAGTGCACAATTGTTGGGCGTTTAGTAGCAGATCCAGAGTCTAGGCAAACACCTAACGGTAAATCTGTGACAAACGTACGTGTTGCCGTTGATCGTAAAGGCAGGGAGAAGGAAACAGATTTTTTTAGTTGCACCGCATTTGGTCAACAAGGTGACGCACTTGCTGAATACGCACAAAAAGGACGTTTGATTGGCATCGTTGGTAAGATTCAGCTTGAGCAGTTTGTAAATAAAGAAGGCGCAAAACAACAGACTGTTAAAATCATCATAGATAACTGGCAATTACTAGATTCAAGGAAAGAAACAGAGAACCAACCACCTAATCCTAAACCTGCAGGATCAATAAAGGTTGATGATATTGATGATCCATTTGCAGACTAGTATGATGACCCGCTTATGCGGGTCTTTTTTATGTATAATGAAATGAGGTGAACTAATGGGAGTAGTAAAGAAGTATCAAAACCCTTCTGGTGGATTAAATGCTGCTGGTCGTGCTCATTACAAGCGTACAACTGGAGCAAACTTAAAGCCACCAGCACCGCAACCTAAGACAAAGGCAGACGCAGGTCGTCGTGCCTCTTTTTGTGCCCGAATGTCTGGCATGAAAGCTAAATTAACATCATCAAAGACTGCTAATGATCCTAATAGCCGGATTAATAAATCATTGAGAGCGTGGAACTGTAAATGAGAAAAACTATGTCCCAGATGATGGGAATGAAAACTGGTGCTCATAAAGGTATGAGCAAATCAATGGCTTCAATGGAGAAGCGTGAATATGGAAAAAAAGGTTTGTCACCTAAGATGATGGCTAAACATGAAAAAGCAGAATATGGTGGCGGAAAGAAATGTCCTAAATGTGGCAAGTCTAATTGTGGATGTAAAGGATACTAATCATGGCACGTAAAACTCCTGAAGTTAGAAAAGTATTAGCTGCCGGTCGCAAGTCTGGTACGCGTATGGAAAAGCCAGTTCGTAAAAACAAGAGCTGGTCACGCGAACGATTTGGCATGGATCCAACTGTAAGCACAAGTATTAATAGTCGAAACGCACAAGTATTAGGCGCAAATCAAGGCGTAGTTAAGCAAGCACTTGCTGGAGATGAAACACAAAGACTTTCTAATCAAGTAGCTAAGATGCGCCAGCAACTTGTTAATCAACGTGCACAGCGACCACCTGTGTCAGTACAGAAAAATCCAGTAGCTGTACGACGTGCTGGTTTAATGAATGCAGCAAAAACTGGTGGATTACTAGCTGGAGCAACAGCTGTTGGCGGAATGGTTAATGACGCTATGCAGCGCAATGAAGCTGCTGTAAATGCATCTAAATCTTTAGCACGTCAAGGTAAGCCAGATAACTTAGCATCTGCAGGTATGCGTGACGCAATGGAAGGTCAGCGACAAGGCCGTGCATTTAATGAGCGTGGTCAGGCTACAGCTGCAAAATCAAAAGCACCTGCTGCAAAATCAGCACCAGCTAAGTCTGCTCCAGCTAAATCTGCTGCTCCAGCTAACGCAGCAAAAGTAACAAAACTTTTAATGAAGAAGTAGGTAAACAATGGCCTCAGCACTATACAACGCAATGATTGCAGCCGAAGAAGACGAAAAGAAAAAGGCTGCTCCGAAATCTGGACGTGCAAAAGCAGCAGCTACAGCTGAGGCCAAAGATCCCGGCAATACAAATGCCAAATTCACAAGAACACCTGACAAAAAACCATTAACTGGTGAGGCATCAAAATTACTTGGTGGTGAAAAATCTACAATGATGCGTGGTGAATCTACGCCATTTATGTCAGATAGTTTACGTGGTCAGGGTAGTTCTTTATTAGGTGGGCAACAATCTCCATTACTTGGAGGTGAGTCTACGCAATTATCAACGCCATTACTAGGTGGACAATCATCTCCTGTTGCAAACGTATATGGTCCACGTTCGGCGCAACCTAGAAT